TTTCCTGTAACACTTAAAGTTTATGGAGATGGCTCTGTAATATACGACGCTACCATCAGCACATCTGGTAGTGTTTATTCAGTTACGGGTACAACACCTAGCTTTAGTGCTACTACTATATATGAACCAATAGTTAGACTCCCAGCAAGTGTGCATCGTACTTTTGCTATAGAAGTATCCTCAGCACAAACAGTTAATGAGATTTGTATAGGTGAGTCTATAGATGAACTAAGGGCTATTTAATGGCTACCACTGGTACTAAACTGCCGGGGCTAAAACCAATCCCCGCTAAAGTAGACAAAGAACTTGCGGGTTCTTTAAAAGCTATGCAAGAAGCTCTTGCTATAAGGTTAGGACAACTTGGCGACCCAATAGACAGAGCAGTAACTTTACGAGAACTAATTGCTAGTGGTCTTGCTGTAAAACTAAAAGATAATCCTTTTGATCCAAACGCAGGCTTAGGACCAACCGATTTTGGTCCCCCTGATGCTGGACCGGGAGATTTATCTATACCCCCCGCTCCAATATCTTTAACTGCTAGCGCTGCATTTACTGCAGTTATATTAGATTGGAATGGTACAAGTGCTAGTGCTCCTTATGGTAATCATGCTTATACAGAGATATGGCGATCAAGAGATAACAACTTAGCCGGTGCTACACTAAGGGCTACAACAAATGCTTTTATATATACCGATGAAGTAGGTTATGCAGAAACTTTTTATTATTGGGTGCGCTATGTAAGCACATCTGACGTAAAAGGCCCTTTTAATAACACCAACGGTGTAGAGGCAACAACATTAGCAGATATAGCAGCTGTTATGGAAGAGCTTTCTGAAGACCTGTCTAGTTTGCCAGGATATCAAACATTAATAGCTGACGAGTTTAGCGATATAGCCTCAGACCTAACCACTTTAGATTCTGCCGTAACCTCAATTAATTCTAGTGTGGCTTCACTTAATTCTAGTGTGGCTTCACTTGAGTCTGATGTTTCTTCTTTAGAAACAACCGTAACCAGTTTATCAACAGCAACAACCAGAGTAATAAAATCTACCTCTGCTCCCACTCAAAGAGATGACGCTTCAAGCCTGCAAGGCAGCGATGTTTGGATTGATACAGATGACAATAATCAGGTTTATGTAAGAAATGCTGGTAACACTGGGTGGGTAAAATCAAGAGATTCCAGTTTAGTAACGCTTGTTGGAACTTCTAGTTTTACAGGAAGTGATTTATCTTCCGCAATGGCTTCTGCTCAGTCTGACATTATTACAGCAACAAGCACAAATACCTCACAAGCAACGGCGATTACAAATTTACAAAGTGATCTTAGTACAGCGGAAGGCGATATTACTACTAACGCTTCAGCTATATCAAGTTTAGGTACTAGGGTTACAACCGCCGAGGGAAATATCACAAGTATAACCTCAGATGTTACAACATTACAAAACGATCTTAGTACAGCGGAAGGCGATATTACTACTAACGCTTCAGCTATCTCTGGATTGCAAACCCAAATAACATCCAATGATGGAGATATCACAACAATTACGTCTGATGTAACAGAATTAGAATCTACCTTAACTGGTTACAGTTCCAGTTCTACAGTAGCTTCTGCGATCTCTGGATTACAAACCCAGATAACATCCAATGATGGCGATATCACAACCATTACTTCTGACGTTACGGCTTTGGAGTCTACTTTAACTGGATATAGCTCTAGTTCTACAGTAGCTTCTGCTATCTCTGGGCTGCAAACGCAAATAACTGCAAATGATGGTGACATAACAACCATTACTTCTGACGTTACAGCTTTGGAATCTACCTTAACTGGGTATAGCTCTAGTTCTACAGTAGCTTCTGCTATATCAGGATTACAAACTCAGATCACTGCAAATGATGGTGATATAACGACACTTACTTCTAATGTCACAGCGTTAGAATCTACTTTGACTGGATATAGCTCTAGTTCTACAGTAGCTTCTGCGATCTCTGGGTTGCAGACTCAGATAACAGCCAACGACGGCGACATCTCATCAATAAGTAGCTCTGTCACTTCCTTGCAAACAGATCTTTCTAGTGCTGAAAGCGACATAACAACAAATGCAAGTGCAATTACTTCTTTACAAAGCCAAGTAACTTCAAACGATGGAGACATTACAGCAATAAATGCAGACATTACAGCCTTAGAATCTACCCTAACTGGATATAGTTCTAGCTCTACCGTAGCTTCAGCTATCTCTGGATTACAAACTCAGATCACAGCAAACGACGGCGACATCTCATCAATAAGTAGCTCTATAACAAACCTAACAAGTGATTTGTCTACAGCTGAGGGAGATATAACTAGCAATGCAACTGCAATATCTTCTTTACAAACAACAGTGACATCTCAGGGCACCAGCATTAGCTCAAACGCTACTGCAATCAGCTCATTACAAAGCACCACAGGAAGCAACAGTGCAAGCATTACCACATTACAAACAGCAACAACAAACTTACAGAACGATGCAAGTGCGTCTTATGTATTAAAGGTTGAAGCAAATGGATCTGTTTCTGGAATGGTGCTAGAGGCAAATGCCTTTGGTGCAGGAGCAGGATCGGCTGTTCAATTTACCTCAGATAAGTTTGCTATTTGGAATGGGTCCTCTGGTACAGCCCCCTTTATTGTAAGCGGAGGCACTGTTTTTATAGCAGACGCTATGATCCAAAACGGAGCTATAACAAACGCTAAGATTGGTAACCTAGCTGTAGAAGAAGGTAAAATAGCAAACCTTGCTGTAACTAACGCAAAGATTGGTAATTTAGCTGTTACAGAAGGAAAAATTCAAAATTTAGCCGTAACTAATGCAAAAATAGCAGATGCAACTATTCAAGACGCAAAAATAGCTAACTTAAATGCCAGTAAGATAACCGCAGGTTTTATTAGTGCAGATAGAATCAATTCAAACACTATTACTGCTGACAAAATTAATGTAACCGACTTAACTTTAGAGTTTACAGCGGCAACTGTTTCAGGAGTAACTATTGGCGGGTTTGCTAGTAACACAATGAGACTAAAACAAGTGGCAGAATTAGGAACAACTCCAGGTGTTTATCATATTATGTGTAGAGTTTTTGGTAGTAGTGGACAAGTTAAAACACTGTCTATTGTAGCTGGGGATGGCACATATGGTGCAGGAGCTAGTTTTGAATTACGAAATGATTTCGCTTACAGCGATGGAACTGCTCCAACAATTCCAACTGCGGATCAAGGGTATGCACAATATCATTCAGGACAGTCTCAATATTGGTCAGCTATTGATAGATTTGATAGCACCAATGAGATGGTACAAAAAGATTTTATTGTGCGTAAAGTAAGTAGTACGAGCAGAACTTTAAGATTGTTTATTCTTGCACAAGGGGATGGTGGAACTAGATATCTTAGCAATGTTCAATACGGTGTTTATAGGTTCTCAGAAATATAATGGCAACACATAATTTTAATTACACATACGAATATGTTGGTGTTAAAACAATGCCACTCAGCCGAGAAGATAACACACAAATTGTTAGAGAAGTTTGTGTAGCAGTTACCGCTGTAGATCAAGCAGACAGCACACAAACAATGACAGAAAATATGTATTCTCCATTAGAAGGTGTTTATTCTTATAGACACGATGGGTTACCCAATAATTTTATACCAATAGATACTTTAACTAATGCCAAAGTTATTGAGTGGTATCAAAACACCGTGGAAACAGCAGATTTAGATGGTTATTTTACTTGGCAAATATATGGAGTTGCCGAAAATGATGACATAGAGTAAGATAAAACTATGAAATGTGGAGGCATAAATATGTATAACTACAGCAACAAAAAGAAACCTAGTAAAAAGAAATCTATGACTAAAAAACCTAAGGCAATGTCTTACGGCAAAAAGAAAAAGAAGTAGGTAAGTATGGATAAGCTAGGAGTGCTTTGCACACAAAAGGAAGTGCTGCACGGTCAACGTGCACAAATAACTTTAGATTTAGAGGTTTTATTAAATAACCCAACTAGTATTCCTGAACATACAGCTTTTAGTATTGAACTAGATAAGCTTATAGGACAACTAGCGGAAGTTAATGATAAGATAAAGATTATTGATTTTTTAATATCAACATCGGAGAAATCAAATGGCTAATGAAAAATATATGCAAGCTGCAAAAGCTCGCAAAAAGAAAAGAAAAAACGGTACGCTTGCTTCTTTGTATGGAGACCCCAATAAAGTAACTCGCGGTGATATTATTACTGCAGCCATAAAAAATAAAAATGGCAAGAACTAAAAATAAACCCTTTCAAAAAGTTGTAAAGAAAAGCATTACTAAACGACAAGAAGCTGCTTTAAAAAGACACAGCAAACATCACAACACAAAACATATGGCTTATATGAAAAGACGTATGCTTATGGGCGATACATTTAGAACTGCACACAAAAAGGCCCAGAACAAAGTCGGTAAGTAGTGGCTGCTAAAAGAAACTATCGTAAAGAGTACGATAATTACCATTCAAAAGAAACACAAAAAAAACGCAGAGCTGGACGCAACAAGTCCAGGCGTATTATGGTGCGTTTAGGTAAAGCTAAAAAAGGTGATGGTAAAGATGTAGCACATAAAGATAACAACCCTTTAAATGCTAAAGTAAAGAACATTAGAATGGAATCAAAAAAATCTAATAGATCTTTTAAACGTACAAAAACATCTCGTAGAAAGAGAAAATGAACATCATTTGGTATACTATAATAATAGCCTTATTGATTATGGCAGGAGTTTTTTATATGGAATACATTGAAAAGTTTTTTAAAAAAGTGAAAAAAAGTTATGCAAAACTTTTTAAATGGGGATTAACGCCCAATAAACCACAGGCGCCAAAAAAAAGAGGGCGCCCAAGGAAGGTAAAATAATGCCAAAGAAAGCAGTTAAAAGAAAAACTAGTAAAAGAAAGGGGGCAACTCCTACTAATCCAAGCTTATATGCTAGAGTAAAGTCAGAAGCTAAACGTAAGTTTAAGGTATATCCAAGTGCATATGCCAACGGTTGGTTAGTGCGTACTTATAAAAAACGCGGTGGTGGGTATAGATAATGGCTAAACCTACGGGTGGATTAACTGCATGGTTTGGTAAAGGGCCAAAAGGTGACTGGGTTGATATTGGTGCACCAAAGAAAAAAGGTAAATATCAAGCATGTGGTAGAAAATCTGCTAAAGGTAAAAGCAAGCGTAAGTACCCAAAATGTGTACCAAGATCAAAAGCTAATAGCATGACTGCAGCACAAAAGCGCAGCGCTGTTAAACGTAAACGTGCAGCTGGCAACCCAGGTGGTAAGCCACGAAATGTAAAAACTATTGTAAAAAGAAGGAGAACCCGTGCCAAGAAAAAGAGATAATATGCCTAAGCGGAATAAAAAGAATTTTCGTCCAACTAAAAAAGGCGCTGGTATGACCAGAGCTGGAGTAGCAGCGTACAGAAGAAAAAATCCTGGATCTAAACTTAAAACCGCAGTAACAGGAAAAGTTAAAAAGGGAAGCAAAGCTGCTAAAAGACGTAAGTCTTATTGCGCTAGATCTGCTGGTCAAATGAAAAAATTCCCAAAAGCAGCAAAAAATCCTAATTCAAGGTTGAGGCAAGCAAGAAAACGCTGGAAGTGTTAATTTTTAGGGTTTTTTAAAAAAATGGCTTCACCAGATGCCCGTGGTAAAGAGATCTCATAGTAGTTAATGCATTAGGTATCGTAAGAGCTAAAATGCAGTGATGGGCTTCTTAGAGCGTGTAACACGGTTTAACTGTTTTACCTGTCTTATATCGTAATTTTCAGCAGCGTTTCGTAAATTTATAAGTTTTTTATCTAAATTTGAGTAAGTTCCCCATTCTTTTAACTCAGTTGCAGTTCTTCCACATCCTTTGCAACGTTCATCACCCCATTGAGTTACAGAACAAATTCCAATGCATGGACAATCTGCAAGACTTGCACAACAACCGAGTGATTTTGTTAATCTAGTGAACCGTGTTTCTTCACTCATTGTTTTTTTCTACAACCTTTATTAGACGTTGTAGATACCATTCTGCTTTTCGTAAATCTTGTCCTTTGTTTTTTTGTTCATATCTCCAAAGATATTTCATTACGTTGCCTTTACAATATGCAGCGAACTGGTCGTCTGTCATACTTGCTTCTATTGCACTTATACACTCTATACCACCCTGGTTATAGTGTATTGGTTTGTTTACTGGGTCAAATTCCATTTAATCCTCCTTATTATGTAAACATATGTTGCTTATTTTGTCTATAAATTCTTTAATTGGCACGGCATGCTTAAGAAACTCGTCTAAAGTAAAAAATTTTTTTTGGAAGTCTTGGCTTACAACACAAAGATCCGGGGCCCCTATAATGTAATACACAGGCATGTTGTAGTCATACTGTCTTTGTAACCAAATTCTTTGTTGTGGTGAAAGATCAACTTTTATTTTTGACGTGCTACGTTTAGGCAGCTGTTGTATGTATTTGTATTCAAAAAAAGCAAACCCGGCTGGGCCTGAATAAAAAGTGTCGGGGACACCTCCATGGTATGGATCATTAATTTTCCACTTATAAACTTCTTTAGGAAGCTTTTTGTGAATTTTGTTGATGAAGTCCTTTTCTTTCAAGTTTTTGTGCTCGCTCTTTCATGAGGAGTTGTAGGTCATGCCAACGATACATGCGTTTGTTTACATCGTCCCAGAACCATCCTTTTTGTTTTATGTCTAGCATCTTGAAAGTTAGTATACACGGCGCGACAGTATATGTCGCACCATGTAAGCAAAATAATTACTTAGATACGCTATCAAATACTTTTTTAGCGTTTTCGTAATCGTCATCAGTAACCCAACCAACATTTTCTACGGCAATGTTAAAAAACTTTTGCCCTGCACGGTTTTGGGTTTGTGAAGAAGACATCTTCCATAAAGAAGAAAACCTATCTCCACCTAAACGGGCAACCTGCGTGTTCCATTCTCTTGAGACTCTTAGCTTTGAAGAAGCACAGTCAAAAATAAATGGTGTATCAAGTGCACCCGTTTTTGCATCTTTTTTAATTAAAAGATGCGATTGAGTCTGAGTAATATCATAATCCTCAGGGTTCTCTTTTTGGGCTTCGAGAGCTTTAAAAGCGTCTTGTTCAGTTGCATAAATACCTGCTAAGCCGCCTCCTTTTTCTCGTTTTTTCCAAGCAACAAACTCTTCAGTAAACTTTACGTTAATTACATAAAGTTCCTTTCCGTAGTTTTCTCTTGTTATGGTGTTGATAAAGTCACCCGGTTTGCATCCCTCAATGTGTTCACTGTGGTTTTCGTCAACTTCATTAGATAACTGTTGAAGTTGTTTAACCCTAGGGGTTTGCAAGTGATCTGCAGTAACGTTTTCGTTACCAAGACCACCACCAGCCTG